AATACCGTGAATGTGCTGAAGAATTTTTCCACAATCAACCAGTCCATCCTTGTCAAACCAGGCAATGTAATCCGAACAGTAATGTCTGGTAAGTCTGTTCTTGCCAAGGCGACTCTTGATCAAGAGTTCCCAAGTCAGTTTGCGATTTATGACATCTCTCGTTTTCTTGGTGTTGTTTCTCAGTTTGACGATCCAGAACTTGAGTTTAAGGAAAAGCATGTTGTTGTCCGTCAAGGCTCTGAAACTTGCGACTATACCTTCAGTGACCCTTCACTGTTCCTTGCCCCACCTGAAAGAGACATCGTTGTCAATGACTACAAAGTAAATTTCAATTTGCCCCAAGTTCATCTTACAAAGATCACTCGCGCTCTTGGCGTGCTTGGTCTCCCCGAACTCGCCATCACTGGTAAGGGCGGTAAGATTTTCCTTCAGGCTATTGATGTCAAGGGTACATCTGCTGACGTTTTCAGTATTGAAGTTGGTACAACTGATATTGAATTCCGCACAGTGTTCAAGAGTGAAAACATTAAGGTGATGAATGGTGACTATGATGTATCCATTTCACCTCGTGGTCTTGCTCACTTCAAGGGTAAGAATATTGAGTATTGGATTGCCGTTGAAGCAACTTCGACATATCAAGAATAATTATGTCAACAAGACGTAATTTTTTCAAATACCTTGGGCTTGCTGGCGGCGTAGCAACTGGTGGCGTAGTTGCTGCGGCTGCTGTCCTTCCTGACAATGAAAAGAGCGCAGCCATTGAACAAATGGAAAGGCAGAACGGTTCAGGTTTACAGTTCACTGGAAGGTATGGTGTGGAAGCACCAAAGCCTAACACCAACCAGTCTGTTTATGCAATTTGTACAAATGAGCCGAAGTTTATTCCTGGTACAGAAAAGCAAGTCAAGATCGCAATGAATGTTGGTCCTGATGGAGAAATGTATTTGATGACAAATGGAAAGTGGCGTAGAATAGTGACTGAGTGATTTTATTTTTTATGATGAGGTTATATTATGTTGAAAGACTTTTTGTGGGTCGAGAAATATCGACCAAAAACTATTGCTGATACAATTCTTCCCGAGGAATTAAAGAAAACATTTCAACAATTCGTTGATCAAAAAAATATCCCCAACTTGTTACTTTCTGGTTCAGCAGGTGTGGGTAAAACCACCGTTGCCAAAGCCATGTGTGACATGCTTGGTTGTGATTATATCGTGATCAACGGCTCGCTCAATGGTAACATTGACACGTTGCGTAATGATATCAGTAGGTTTGCCTCTTCAGTTTCCCTCAGTGGGGGTCGCAAGTACGTCATTCTTGATGAGGCTGACTACCTCACAAACAACACTCAACCTGCTCTTAGAAACTTCATGGAAGAATTTTCTAAGAACTGTGGGTTTATTCTCACCTGTAATTTCAAAGACAAAATCATTGACCCACTTCAGTCAAGGTGTTCAGTCATTGAGTTTAAGATCAAGAAAGGCGACATGGCTGAACTTGCCAAACAGTTCATGAAGCGTGTTTGTAATATTCTTGATGGTGAGAAAGTCCCCTATGAGAAGGCAGTTGTCGCGGAGGTAATCAAAAAGTATTTCCCCGACTGGCGAAGGGTACTGAATGAACTGCAACGTTATTCAGCAACAGGAAAGATTGACACTGGCATTCTTTCTAATATGAAAGATGTCAGCCTGACCAAGTTGGTTGGGCTCATGAAAGAAAAAGATTTCACAAACTTACGTAAGTGGGTTGGTGAGGCTGATATTGAACCTGCTGAGTTTTTTCGCAGTTTGTTCGACAAGTGTGAGGAATATGTTGAAAAGAAAAGCATCCCCCAACTTGTATTGATCATTGCTCGTTATCAGTATCAAAATTCCTTTGTTGCTAACCCTGACATCAACTTGATGGCATGCTTGACCGAGATTATGGTTGAGTGTGAGTTCAAGTAATGTTCTTCAAAAAAACAAAACAGTGTAGCATGTGCTATGCTAAACTGAAAGAGGGTCAGGAATTTTCCATTGTACAAATGAAGGTTCAAGAGGGTTTGATTGAACTTGAAGTTTGTGAAGACTGTGGCGAATTCCTTGACAAGTCAGCAGATGTTTTGAGGAGCAAAAATGTCAAAGACGAATCCATTTGATTTTGTTGACTCAATCAACTTCACCAAAAAAGATTTGATGAAGGGGACTGAGAACGATAAACTCGCTGAGAAATCTTACAATCCTTGGCTGATCAACAGCGCCCTATCTTATTTTCCAGACACCATTGAGCATGCGAATGCTATGAATGGTAACCACCATCTGGATAACAAGTTGCAGTATTATTATTTAATAAATACTGTAAGACCCAAAAGACGTTACAGCAAATGGGCTAAAAAGAAGGAAGATAGTGATTTGGATGCTGTTGCTAGATGTTATGGATATAGTATGCGTCAGGCAAAGTCCGTCATCCAAATCCTATCTCAAGAGCAATTAAACCAGATAAGAAAAATTGATAAAGGTGGATGACCATGAGTTTAATCGAATCACTTGTAGAGGTTACCCTCAAGGCAGAGGATGACTTCCTGAAAGTCCGTGAAACGCTGACACGTATTGGTGTCGCTTCACGCAAAGAAAAGACATTATTTCAATCTTGCCACATTCTTCACAAACAAGGCAAGTACTACATCGTGCATTTTAAAGAGTTGTTTGCTCTTGATGGCAAACCAACAGAATTTTCTGATTCAGACAAAGGGCGCAGAAATACAATTGCCAATTTACTCCAAGAGTGGGGGTTGGTTAAGATTGTAAAACCAGAAATGACAGCCGAGCCTGTTGTACCACTGAGTCAAATCAAAATTCTCCCATACAAAGAGAAAAACGAATGGGAACTCGTCACGAAGTATAACATCGGTAGAAAAAAGACCGCTTGACTTAATTTTTCTCTTTAGGTATGCTTCTTACTATCCGTTGAATAGTAAGGTGATTATATGAGTTTGAAAGAACGCATTGCTTTTTTTGTTTTGACCACCCCTTGGGTTCCGTATGACTATTTTCCAAAAAGTTGGAAGGCAGTCATTTTTGACTGGCATACAAGAACGCAGGACAATGAAGAAAATTTATGAACAAGGAATTTTGTCCCGTTTGTAAACAATTAGTAGAATCGAGTTGTCCAGATAGAACTTGCCCATTTGCAAGGGTGAAACCCAAATTGACTTGGGATGAATTGAAGAACAACAAACGTTCTAGACGTGACATCTATATCATACTTGGGTTTGCTGTATTTTTTGCTACAATTATTTCATTTATATACTTATGAGTTATCCTATGAATGGTGATTTTGAAGTTCATCCTCGTGGCACAACCAACGAGTTGCGTGTTGTTCGTCAGTTTGTAAAAGAACTGTCTGAAGCGGTAAACAAGAACGATAACAATCTTGTTCGCGACCTCACTGCAAAAATCAACTTGTGGTACGCTGGTCACGTTCAATCACACCCTCTTTAAAAAAGACTTTTCTTTATTTTTGCACTAACGTATACTCTTCTTATTGAATCAAGTGATTATTGAATAAATAGTCACGAACCAACGGCAAGCACGTTGGTGGCTTTTTAAAAAAGTAAGTCTTCAGGGTAAGGTTCCTCTATGGGGAGCCACTAACAACTGCGGGAGTTGGGGCAGTTGTCAAAGATTTCGCCCATATAGCACAGCGGTAGTGCAACTGATTTGTAATCAGTAGGTCGGGAGTTCAAATCTCTCTGTGGGCACCAGATGCAGACTGTTACCTGAGCCTCGTAGCAGCGGAGACTGTCACCCCGAAGCATAGTGTGACGCTGGATTAGTAACCAGCATTTATTTTTGGTCCGTTCGTCTATCGGTTCAGGACATATCCCTTTCACGGATAAAAGAGGGGTTCGATTCCCCTACGGACTACCAGACTTAAGAAGTTTGGCTCGAAGTTTCAGAGATTCACTGATTTTTCTTCTGTGTTCTGCAGATTTATTTTTAGCAGCATCACTGATTCTTTTTCGATGATGTTCAGAAAGTTTAACACCTTTATGGACATTACTCATTTTCTTTTTGTGTTCTTCAGTAAGAGGTCGACCTTTGTTTG